TATATGTCTCTATCAACCTTTCTTGCAGGTCCACCTCTCATATAACTATTAACACGAGCCATAGACCAAGCCGCCATAGATACGTTACGACTACCGCTTGATAAATAGGCACCTTGACCCTTTCTGTAAACAGATGCAAGTTCCCCATATTTAAATCGAGTACCTTCAGCTTTATTTTTTAGTGCTTTTTTTGTTGCGGCGTTTAGTGGACTTCTTCGACTTTTTTGTGGCATCTTGATTAACCCTTGATGTTTGAACAGCCTTTATATCAATATACTTACCTGCCTTATAAAGTGCAGCAGTACGTTTGATTTCAGCAGCCTTTGTTGATTTATTTCTAGCACCTCTTAGATAAGCTGTTGGTATACCAGTTTTCTTATCCTTCGGTACTTTCCTCTTTTTTGGCATTTTTCTTTTTAGGTTTCTTAGCGTCAGCCAATTTTTGTAGTAAACTTTTTGCCATTATTTTTTACCACCTTTTTTAACTTTTTTCTTTTTCTTAGGTGGTCTACCCATTTTAGAACCATAAGTTCCCTTTCCCATCGGCATAATTAACTAAGCAACTAAGTCTAGTATAACTTTTAAATTGCTTTTGGATATTTTTTTATTAAATCTTTTAATGACAACTCAGAACCATCATCTCGAATTATCTGTCTTAATGCTTCTCTTGGGCTTTTATTTTTTGTTTTCATTAAATAATTAAAAAAAGGTTTCTTGTTACCAAGAGCCTGTGTTTGCATACTTGGATTTTTTTTCAACCAATCAGGATAACTTTCGTCTTGTGATACACGACCAACACTACTTGGTCTTGTATCAGGAAATCTTTTTCTCAAATCTTCATCATCAATTACAGGTACAGTTGTAGATCTACAGTTAAAATGTTGAGGTGGCATTGGACCTTCTCCATATTTAAAAGTTTTTCCATCAAGACTGCCACATAATGCAGTTGTTTTTGAGTCCAAAGTCGCTACATATTCATATTTTTGAGTTACATCTTGATTAGCAGCATAAACTTCTTGACTAGCCATAGTTTGAACTTGATTTACAGTTGTTCTGACAATAGTTCTTACTTGATTATTTGCTAATCTCATTCCACTACCACCAGCAAGTGTTTGTGCTTTTGCTGTCATGTCTTGATTAGCACCAAACTGTAATCTACCTCTTAACCTTCTTGATATTTTAGGCAACGATTCACCTTCTGTTATTCCTACTCTTATTTCTCTTGAAATAAATTCTGCTTGTGATGAAGCAATACCACGAAATGCTTTTTCTATTACTTCACCGCTAGGTAGTGTTATAGTTGAACCTTTTGCTGCGGTAAGACTGAAAGTTCTACCAACTTGTGATTCTAAAGTTGGTAGGGTAAGAATATTAACTCTTGTTGGATCTGTATATACAATACTTCTAGCAAAATCACCCGAAACTTGTACTGTATTAACATTTGCTGCCCCACGAGGTAAAACTTTTTGTAATTCATTAGCAACAAAGTCAGTTTGAAACACAGCCAATGCTTGTAATTGATCTGCCATATATCTTGTACCTTCAACAGACCAACCTTCTAAACTTTCTCTAAATTGAACCAGCATTGATCTAATACGAGCAACAGTAGCAGGTGCTCTGACCTCATCAATTGTTGCCAATTTATTTGTCAGGTCAAGAATTACATTATTGTAATTAGTTACTATTTCTCTTGCAATTCGATTGCTATATCTATTTAAATCTATAGATTCCCTATAAAAACTTTCTGGTATTGACATGGGTTATTCTTCATTTGTTTCTTCTTCATCAGGTTCTTCTTCAGGTTCCTCAGGTTTTTTGGCTTCAACCATGCCACCTCTTTGTGTTGATTCTACTTCTTCCTCTACATCAAACTCATCCCCTAATACTTCACCCTCATGTAATTGCTTTAATAAAGTTTCTTGTGTGATTGAACCAGAAGTGTAAAGTTGTAGCAATGCTTGTATTTCTTGAGGTTCTAATCTTTGTGATAAGAAGTCTCGATTAACAAAACAACTACCTGCTTCAGAATTTAAGTATTGACCATGAAAAACTAAACAGTTATCTATCATGTCTTGCATCTGTTGTGCTACAACCATCATTGTTGAGTCGCCTTGTGATCTGTCAATTCTTTTAGCTTCTGCAGTTTCAGCCGATAACTTTTGCCCTAACACCGCAGCAAGACCTAACTCATTAATCTGATTAGATAAATTATCAAGTCTTTTAAACTGTGCATCATAACTACGACCTGCAGGTTCAATATATTCTGCTCTACCATCAGCAGGGAAAGCTATTGCTTCTCCGGGTCCCGCAGAAACTTCTTCGGAGTTTTGCGGAAACCCATAAAATGCAAGCATAGGTACAGCGGATATGTGTAGTTGATTATCTAAATCTGATTGTATTTGATATGCTTTTAAATTTAATTCAGCAATATCTGCCATAGGTGGTCTTGATTCAAGTAAATTTAATCTGTTTGAATATGCAACAGAAAAAGGTATTTCTGATAGTGATGTAGTTCCCTCGTCAACTTTTACAAACTTATTATTTTTACCCTTTTGAAAGATTTCAAATGAACCTCTTTGTAAAAATCTTATTTGATCTACAATTTTTTCACCATACAAACCATCAGGAATAGCAACTTTTTCCTGTAATCTCAATTGTGTGAATTTTACTTCACCTTCTATTATCTCAGTTCGAAATCCCAATATATCTCTTGGTGTATATGTAACCCAATAAGGTCTACCTCCTTGATTAGACTTTGGAGCATCAACAAGAACACCAATATGACCATATCTAACCATTTTTCTTGTAGTCTCGTAAGTCCAGACGTTTAAATCATTACCTTGTAAATCTATATCAAATAAATCTTCTCTTATTTGATCTGAAGTTTCATTTAATCTGACAGGTTTTCTCGTAAGCATCCCTGCAAGCATCCTTTCAAGACGTAAATAAAATGGTGGACAAACAGAACGAGCAAGTCTGTTGTCATAGCTTTCATCTAATTCTCTAGGTTCTTGTGGCAAGTATCTTCTATGTCTTTTTCTCATCTGATATGTACCGCCTAATAAATCTTCTATAAGCATCCAATGAGGTTCTTGCTGAAACCAAATAGCATTAGGGTCATTTATTTCTTTTCCTTGTGAGTTTGTCTCTCTGTCGTAATAGTTATAACCTGAGTACACTTTTAAACTCCTTAATTAATTACAGTGTAATAGCTTTCTTTAATAAAGCCTAACACCAGTCTTGCGACCAGCACCCATATGTAGTGGGTTAAACAACCTCCAACAGATGTACCCAAGTGCATCTACCATATGGTCATAACCTGCTTCTTTGTCAGGGTCACCTTTTTCAGTATAACTTTGAAGTTCTATACACTCGATCAATTTTTTTGCAGAACTGTGAATCTTTAATCTAATGTTACCTCTTCCATCTTCAAATAATCGCTGAACTGAGTTAACTCTATCTCTTATTGGTGGATTTGAAGCTGCGGATTGATTAACAAATCCGTAGCTTTCAAGTATTTGGATGTCGGTTTTCGTAGCATTTGTGCTTCTATTACCGCCTGAAGCGTCAGGGTAGATATAAATTTTGTTAAATGGATATCTGTTCTTAATCTCTTTCGCCAAAGTGTCAGTGTCATAACTAGCATTAATTTCATCAAAGATAGTCATTGAATCACCTATAGCAAGCCCAATCACAGCGTTGGTATTTCCGATATTGAAGTCAATACCGATTCTGAGTGGTTCGTTATCTATATCTGGTTTCTCTTCAATGACATGAGTAGATCTATCGAAGCGACTGTAGACTACTCCTGTTGTTATATTACAGAACTCTCCATTCAGATAGGCTTGAAGTAACCCAGACTCATAATTCTCTTCAAGTCTTGTAATAAAATCAGCAGGTAAGTGTGGATTATCGTAAGTCCTCATTTTTATTAAACGTCTGTCAGTCTTTTTCTTGGCTTCATTACTACCAAAGGTGTTCCACATCCACCTAAAACCTTCAGGTGTAGAAGCTACACCGAACTGTCTTTGATTACCACTACGAAGTCTTGCAAGAATACGAGGAAAAGCACGGTCTGCAATGCTTGGTGCTACTGTATCAATCTCATCTGCAAGAACCCATGCTAAGTTTAGACCTATAATTCTTGACCAGTTCTCAAACGACCTACATAAGATCTTCGCCTCCCCATCTGGTAAATGCAAAGAATACTCAGGTAATGGAGACTGCCTTGTTGTATAAGGAATCCCATAATTTTCTAAAAATGTTTCAAAATCATTCTGCCAAATATCTCGTATTAATGGTGCCGTAGGTTCCATGACTGCACCTGTGAAACCTTGATTACTGATAGCTAAATGGACTGCTTTAGCACAAAGACTTCTAGTTTTACCAGCACCATAGCCTGCTGATAAACCTATGATTTCTGTCTGGTCATCGTTTACAAAATCTAATTGGCCGGGATGTAAGTCGTTTCTTATTGCTTTTAGTATTTCGTCACAGTCAATATTGGATGAACTAACACTTTCAAGTATTTTTCCTTCTTGTATATCTAGGATGCTCATTTTACTACACCACTTATCTTTGCCATAGTATTTATACAGCCCAAAGCTACATGAGGTTGACCATTTCTTCTTGCGTCTTGTGCCAATGTGCTTAATTGTGATAAAAGATCTGCAGAAAATTGCCTTCTATCTATCTCCCAATCAATTGATATGAGTTTGTTTGCCTCTGCTAGATAAACATCAACTTGTCTTTTGTTCACCCCCCATTCCCTTGTGCCATATGCCACAATTTCAGACCGACTAGCATTTCGTGCTTTTAAGCCTGCTACTTTACGGACTCTTGCATCAAATTCTTTTTTAGTAGATCTTTTCATATTACTTTTCTTGTAATTGTATGCTAAAAGATTTTGGCTTGTAATCAGGGTCTTTAATTAATGGTATGTCTTTAAACATACGCCAGTTATTTTTTATATGAAAGTGAGGTCTACCATATTTATTTTTAAGCTCTACAACGTCAGGCCATCTGCGTTGTAGTGCTCTAGAACCAAATGCTCTTATATCTAGATTTTGATAAGCAGTACTATTACCACCTTTCATAGACATAGTTTTCATTTTCTCTTGAGTTATAAAGGTCGTACCAATGGTGCAATATTTATGGGCAAGAGTTTGCAGACATAAATCTACATCTTCATTCCAAGGACCTCTCCAATTAAAAGGCAAACTGTTCAGAACGCACATACACGAGTAAACGTGAACATTTTTTCTAAAAGGTACAGGGGTAATTCTTGCATTTGACAAGAAAGAATAATATGGACCATATATTCCAACATTTTTCCATTGATCACAAAATTCTTCACATAATCGCAAGCCTAGATTTGGTTGTATCTGTATTCTGGTTCTGCCATTGAAATGACAAAACCATCTAATATTGTCATCTATCTGCCAATGCCTTAAATCTCCTTGTTTTCGAGAATAATCAGTAATCCAAGAACGAGGTGGTGCAGATGTTCCATCATTAAGAAAGGGTAGAAGTAGCATTCTTTCAGTTCCAAATATCTTCTCATACTTCTCATACTCAGTCTCATCAACTACAAGTTTAAATGGAACTCCATATTCCATAAATAATCTAGGAGTCAGACATACATCAGATCTTTTATGACTTGGTATAAATATTGGATATTTAGGCAGAATTTTATTCATTGTTATATAAACAATTTCTGCAAGCTGAAATCATTTCCCAACTATTATCAGCGTGGGCTTTGCGAAGTTGTTCCATTTTTTCACTTTTCCATGCTTCTTTTAATGTCATATCTGCAATATTACCAATAGAAAGCTCTTTGCCCCATAATTTACAGCAAGGTAGTATATCTCCCGAACTATCTACCACTAATTGTTTGTTTGGAAAGCTACAAGGCTTTGGCTTTTCGTTTTCAAACAAGGTCAACCCAGTAACTAATCCCGGAACTTTATTCATTGTCTGAAATGTTATGACATCTACTATGCCTACCCATTGCTGTTCAAACATTTCTGCTTCGTGTTCATTAATTTTATTTTTTAAAAAACTAACTCTTACCTTTGGAAACTCCATTCCTAACTGATCTCGCTTTTCTACAAGCCTCTTCACATTCTCAACCACTTTTTTGTATAGACCATTTTTTCTTTGCTTGTTATAAGTTTCTTCAGTTGCCGCATCAATACTGATAAAGACTTTTGTGACACCGCTTTGTAATAAAGCATCAATACGCTTTTCAGTTAACAAGGATCCATTGGTTACAAAGTAGATATTTATAATTCCTTTTGATCTTGCGTAAGCTATTGCTTCCTCAAGATCTTTTCGTAGTAATGGTTCATTTATATAATTTAATTTGATTGATTTGGTACCTATATCTGCGGCTTCATCTATAAGTTTTTTATACGTATTTAATGCAATGTTTTCACCAGTTCTACCGCCACCTATCCCATGAATACAAAATGGACAAGCCATATTGCAACTACCATTTAATTCAAAATCTATCTGTATTGGTGCATCAGGAACGCTAGTAAAAGTTTCTGCATCTCTTTGATTGTTTATATAATCATCCCAAGCTATAGGGTCAGTTTCTGGTGGTCTTTTATAAAGAGCTTCAATGTTTTTAATATCAAAAAATGAGTCACTCATTAGAATCCTCTGAAACGTAGTTAAGGTGAGCAAATTTATTTTTTTCTTTAAATGGCCACCATATATATTTTGTCTTGTCTGTAAGCTCTGCACCAACAAATTTACCGAAATCTTCTCTATCTTTTTCGTTTTCGAAGTTAATTATCAATTTTGGATTAGGTTTAACAGCTTGAAAGTCTAAATAGTTACCCCATTCTTCATCATCTAGTTTCTTTACCTCATCTTTTGATCTTGATACCATCAGCAAGTTTTCAATCTTGTCTTTGTCATAACCTGTTCCTAGTAAATCATCTTCAACTAACAATTCTTTCAGCAATTCACTCATATCTCGCATATTAGTTTCTGCTAAATGCGTCACTTCGTTATCGGCTGTGAGAATTTTGATGGATTTGGTGGAGTTTGGTGGAAGGTCAAGTCTCAAAATAGGTACAGAAGTTAACCCAAGTAACTTTGCGGCTTCAACAATTCCGTGACCAGCAAGAATAGTTAAATCATTGGCAACAAGTATATTCCTATAAATACCATTTTCCTTGATTGATTGCTGTAGGTGTTCTAATTGTTCAGGTGGGTGTATTTTGTAATTTCTTGGATGTGGTTTGATCTTATCTATTGATATTTGTTCTGCTTTTGTCTTTACAAACGTGTTTAGATCAAATAATGCTGCCAAACTTTCGTCAGCATCAAAGTCTTGGAGGTCATTAAGTTCCTCAAGTAAATGTCCTTCGTGCCATTCACTAATCTCTGCAATTTTATTATCAGCAATAATGTATGCTTTCTTTTCTTGATCAGTTAAGGATGTTACTACTCTACAT